TTTTTACCCAACTAAATCAAAACTTTTATTCTATTCAAAACTCTTTTTGGAACACACTTTCTTATTGGCATTTAAAGGACATCGCTGCTATGTTGTAGCGGAGGCGACACGGCGCGTACGGGGATTTAAAAAAAAATTGAAAGTTTTTTTTCGTTGTTTTGTATTTCAAAATTTAACAAATTATCATTCAAAAATGCCTCTGTATCCAAATCAAATCAGCACCGCAAAAAAAATCATAGAATGTTTTCAATCAAATATAAATTACATTATGATGCTAGCTCAGATGCAGAGTGGAAAAGGTGGGACATTTATGCTCGTAGGCGCAGAATTAGTGCGATTGGGGCTCATTCAATGTTTTGTTGTTATTAGTGGAAACAATGAAAAAGATTTGAAATATCAGTTAAAAAATCCAGATGAATTCTGGAATGTAGATTATGGCAAGTATTTGCTTGACAATGTTTTAGAAAACGCGTTTGAAATGCTTGACGTCACAAATGAAATCAGAAAATCGTTCCAAAGTTATTGCGGTAGTGATTTGGACAAAATTGATACTCTTCCTTACGACACGCTTGTCATAGTAGATGAAAGTCATTACGGACAAAGTAAAAATCAACGTATTGACAAATGCTTCAAAAAATTAGGAATACAACCAGATGGTTCAAAAACAACAAATGATTTTCTTGTAATGTCCGTATCAGCAACTCCGTTTAGCGAAATAACAGACAATTATCGTTTCAAACAAAATAAACCTGTTTTCATACTATCACCAGGTGAGGGATATTTTGGGTTGAAAGAAATGTTTGAAAACGATTGTATTTGTGAATATAACGAAAGACAGATTCCAATTCTCATTGACGACTTAAAAACCTCTGGAAAAAACATTGGGTTATTCCGTTTAACGAAAAAAAAAAGCAAAGAATTAGTTGAAGAAGAATGCAAACGTCAAGGCGTTGCATCTATATTATACGATGAACATTACAAAGAAAAAACGATAGAAGAAATTATGACAACCGAACAGCCACTTTGTATAATATTGAAAGGGCGACTATCCATGGGAAAATGCTTACCCGGAAAAGAGAAAATTGCATGGGGTGTTGAAGAAGGCAAAGGAAACCTAGACACATCACTTCAAAGATTGTTGGGGCGTTTTTGTGGATACCAAACAAGTGGTTCTGGTAAACATATCAAAATATACCTTCATAAAAACACAATCAGTGAAATTAAAAAAAGTGGGTATGTGAATGTATTAAATGAAAAAAATGAACAAAAATATGGCTACTTTGGAAAAGCAATGAATACAAGAAAAGATAATATTGATCACAAACAACTACATCCAACAATTGTTGAAGAATTAAGTATACCTCTTCATGCCAATAGCTGGGACAAAGATTCATGTGACTTAAAAGCAGTTATACGCGACTATATTCTCAGTGAATTATTTGAACGCGTCAGTAAAAACGCACGAAAATTCCCTGAAGCATTTCAAACTTTAAAGAAAATAATAGCAGACGAAACAAATATTCGGCTTAGTGATTTGACTCAATCATCGTATATCAAGCATAAAGTTCATTTATTAGAATCAAATCACACCGAAGAAGTTTTGGAAAAAACCGAACCAGGTTGTGGTTTTCAAAATTTAAATAACAACACAATACGTGTATTTCATGAGGGGGTACCAAACAAATCCGACACTTCTTGGACAATCTTTGTGCAATTTCGCACCGATGCTGTTCCGCCAAATGGATCATTTATTTACGGAACCGCAAAAACAAATGGAAAAGAAATTTTCTGCCATCATAACGAAGATGGTACATCCGTTCAACAGAATGGAATAATGGCATTTAGTATGCCTAAAGAAACTTCTACAAATGTTGAAGCTATGAATCATTGTTTACAAGAAGCAATTCAGCTAGGAAAGCAAACAAAAAATTTACATTCAGTCCATAAGATCACTTCCGTTCATTCTAGTCATACTGGAATGAACGGAATTGTTATCAATAAACAAGTTTTTGACGCTCTTTCAAAACATGGCAAAATATACAAGTCAGTACTTCATGATACCCAAAAAAAAATAAAAATTAAAAAATTGAATGGGCGTAAGCCAAATAATATGCCTGAATGGTGTTACGCAAGATTGGCATCTATAGAATGGGAATAAAACTCTTCTTTGTCTTCGATTTTGAATTATATTTGATTTTTCTTAATGTATTTAAATGCTTCTTTTTTTTTTTGAATGTCATCTGTTTGGTTCGTTTCCATACATTTTTACGTAAATAACACACCACAGACAGGCGAACTGCATCCTTATTTTTCTTAACAATTGGCAAATTTCCATGCCATTCGTGCACATCCATAAACAAGATATCTTTTTGTCTCACATTAATCCCGATACCATATTGAGGCAAACATGTTTCCCCGCCATCATAATTTCCACGCTCAATTACCACCAAATTTCCAAAACCTTCTTCATCGTCTCCGCTATCTTTATGAATCGCTGTTTGAAAATTAATATTTGTCGTGATGGTTGTGAATGATGTTTGAGGAATTTTAAATAATGTATTTTTGGCTTTTTTATTTTGTTTTTTGAAATGACCGGGCAATAAGGATTGATATTTTTGGTTTATTTGTCTCAAAAGAGGAAAGGTTTGTTTGAATTTTTCTGGATGTTCCATTGAAAAACGAGTTTCGCGCACTTCTAATGGAGCGCGAATACCTGCGTTGCGAAATGCTATTTTCTGCTTTGGTGCCCAACGATTAAAATACCCTAAAATAGCTGAATGTACACGGGGATTTTCACGTAAATTCCTTTTTTTGCTCCCAGTTGCATCACCACGATTTGCGGTAATTGCTTTTAATGTGAATGTATAGGTAGCATCATAGAATTGATTCAACACATTTTCAGAGAGAACGTTTTTGCGAAACTTTGCAAGTAATTTTCCATCTTCGGAATAAATATCAGCATCTTCGTCTATAAAATGATCTATCTTGGAACGGGTCACAAATGTGTTTGCCATGTTTTCCATTTGTTTGTCTGTATACTTTTTGGAAATATGATACTCCTTCATACATTTGCATGATATATTAATAAAATAATATTTCTATAATAGTGTATATGGAATCTACTTTGTTGGATACTTTTGACACGTGGTGCGATACAAATCAGTTTGAATTAAGTGTATGTTGTAGTACAACATCTCGTTTTGAACTAAAATCTCACATGAACGGCGTCCAAACACCTATTGAATTTTTGGAACGGTTTTGGGAAATAGTTGATATCCCTAGAAGTCGTAATTTTTGTGCATATCAATTTGTAAAAGAATTTATCATTATGTATAACGAAAAAAAAGTATATCTATGATTTTGTAAACAATTCGATTGTATTATTTATGAATTTTCGGGGCGCAATAGTATAGTTTCGTCGTCACTTTCGTATGGATCGGTTGAATTTTGATGTTTCAAATAGGCCAAATGCAACTCCCATGCCAAATAAGTAGCAATGGCGCTTTCAGACGTTTCATCCATTTGGTAAATGCATTGGAGAACTCGTTTGTTTTCTCGCGCAAAAGAGATAGCGCGCTTGCGACGCATTTTCCAGTATGCTTGAATTTTGCTTATTTTTCCCTCTTTCTTTGGTATCTGCTGCTGCTTTGACCCTTTTTTACGAAAAGAGCGCTCTTGGCGAGAAGATTTGGAAATGGTAGTAAATTCCATTATATGTGAGATGTTGTGGTTGCTGGATTCTTCAGATCCATGAAAGAGTTTCAATTTTTTTTACGACACAACTTTGCAATATGTATGCATATAAAAAGGATCAAAATGACGTAATACATCCATTCATCAATATTAAAATGTTCAAATATCACTTTATCATCATGATTCATGATGCAGCGATCATAACAACACCATAAATACAAAATACACAATAAAATAGATATACATAACCACGATATATAATGATTATTCATAAACACAGAACAAACCAAAGAAAAAGCCATAAAAACGTGAACAAAATCAATCAGTACATGGTGATATAAATAAAGGCCAATGAAAAATATATACTGAACAACAAGAATAATAAATATAAAAACCTTTTCAAAAGTTTGCGTATGAGAGAAAAGCAAAATAGAAATCAAAGATAAATGCACGATCAATGTCAATAAAAATAAAGTAATTTTATCTGAAATATTATTCATATATAAAATAAACATATATTATTGTTTATAGCAAAACACATTGTGATTCACCGCTTTCAAGCTCCACGGTGAAATCTTCTGCACAAAAAGGCCTATTCTTAGGTCTATATATATTTAAAGGACGATGCGATTTGTCATATGGACGAATGATCCAAATTTTTTGATAATCATTATATCTAATAAATTCTTTCTGACATAAGGAGTCAAACAACTCCTCTTTCAACCAAAGATAAACAAAACGTTTTGAATCCATTAGAAGGGCTTTCTTCATGGTGGATAATGGGATATATCTATGAGCCAATCAAGTTTTTTATTTCAATTTTTTTGACCTTTCTCATAATTGCTTTATCAATGCTTTGCAATCTTGGACTGACGGAAGTTGGTCTTGTTTCATGACAACCCATGCCAAACCATCATAAAAGGGAGTTAAATCGCACTGATGTTTCTCAATATAGGTGCACCAATTTTGTTTTGCCATTTCTTTATTTTCAAGCATCGTTTCCTGAAAACACGGCATTTCGTTATCGCCAAATATTTGATACGGTACTTTTGTAATAACAAACACCGCTTGGGCAATTTGAATCAATCGGGTTTTGTATGACATGTCGTCGCAATCTTTTGGCAAAAATCCGCTCACCAGAAACTCTATTTTATCATTATTCGCTTTGTCCACAGAATTGACACCACCACGAACAAGAATATCATACATCACATCGGCCGAGAGCATATTGAGAATCGTCGCATGATTGGCAACAGATATGTCTTTTGCCCATGGCAATTTTGGATCTGGTCGGCCCACAAATTGAGCAAAAGCTGTATTCAAAAGAACATCTTTCATAGTATTTGGTAATTTTTGTATAAAATCAACTGGTGTAGGAACTTGACGCGCAAAATGCGTGGGAATATCTATGGTTTTTTTGCATATTTTTTGAAAAACGCTTTCTTGTGCCTCATACATCTTGATTTGTACATCACTATTCATTGCTTTTGTGGCATTGATCGATTTCTCCGGATGTGTCAAATCTCCCATAAAGATACGCGTGTCAATGTCAAATATTTCCAAAGAAGAAGCTTGAATATGCCACAACGGAGCCACATGCAAAAGAGTATGAATCTTGAATGGCACATGCAAATTTTCTATAAAATGATCATAAGAACATAAGGTAAATATGGAACTTGTTGCATCATTAGGATCACATACGTAACTATTTTTTGATCCACCAAATTGATCTGGGAAAATAGTACGAACACGTTGAATCCGCTCACTGACTTCTCCTTCAGGGTCTTTGTTTGTGGCACCAGGCACACAAACAAAATACACATCATTTCCCTTTGTCTCTTGAGTCATCAACAAATGCATCAATATTTCATCGTCAATTTCATTTCCTGGATCCGTAAAGACAACAATAACGTTATATTGAGGAAATTCAGACATTCTTTTTTGTTTTGCGATTTCATGTAGAAGATGATTGGACTTCAATTTTTTTGAAATAAAACGAATAAAATTGAATTAAACTTTATATCTCTATACGATATAAACATGATTCCCATTGTTTTTATAGAAGGAGGAATTGGTTGTGGAAAATCCACATTGGTCAAACACATTCAAGGCTATTGTGAAAAAAACAACTTAAAATACAAGACCATTCAAGAACCAGTGGACATTTGGACTCAAATCAAAGATGAAAAAGAGACAACCATCATTGAAGCTTTTTACAAAGATCAACATCAATACGCATTTATGTTTCAAATGATGGCCTATATTTCCCGATTGCAACGACTTCAAGAAGCATGCAAAGACGCGAAAGAAAAATACGATTTGATCATTTGTGAGCGAAGTTTGCACACCGACAAACATGTGTTTTGTCAAATGTTGCATGATGAAGGCAAAATTGACACTTACGGATTTCAAGTATACAATATGTGGTTTGATTATTTTCAGTCTTTTGTAGACAACTCCATGTTTGTGTATCTTAAAACCGATTATGAAATATGTTTTGAAAGAATTCAAAAGAGACAACGACAAGGAGAAAATAGTATACCAAAAGAATATTTACAAAAAAATAATGCATATCATGACAAATGGTTACTACAACACAACAAGGTAATGATATTGAATGGAAATCAAGATTGTGAAAAAGACCCAGAGTTGCTTGATTCGTATTGCAAACAAATCATAGATCACATATCAAATGAATTTATTTGAAATATATATAAAGATGTTTATCGAATATGTACTATAAAACACAATGTCTGAACCTGAACCTGAAACAAAGACAACCACAAAGTCAAAAGTAGTAATGATCTGTATTATTGGTAATTCCTTTTCACCACATTTTTTAAAATGTTGGACGGAATTTTTAGGTTATTGTTTGAGTCACAATATTCGCCCCATGTTGTCTAATATTATAGAAAATGGCTCATTTGTAGATAAAAACAATTGTTTTTTATGTAATTCCGAAAATAGTGAAATGCAAACACCCTTTCAAGGTAAGTTAGAATACGATTATATTTTATACTTGTCTAGCAAATGTGTATTTCCAGCAAATGTACTGGATCGTTTGATTGAAATCAATGAACCTATTGTGGCACCATATAGTATGAAGCCAGGAAACATGAACCAAGTGAACTTTGTAGAAACCATAGATTTTAATTCAGACCAAGAGTGCGATTATGTGTTACGAGACACTGTTGAAAGTTACAATAAAGAAGGTGTGGAATATATTAAAGTGGATTATGTGGACACGCAATTAATGTTATTGAAAAAGGGAGTTCTTGAAAAGATTGAATATCCATGGTTTGGTGGAAATTCGTCTGGAGAAACTTTTTTCTTTCGTAAATGCAAAGAAAAAAATATTCCTCTTTTTATAGACTTGAAAAACAGATTGATGCTTGAAACGAAGATAATACTATAATGGCTCTCCCATAATAAAATTAATCCGTACATAATCGCGAATGGTCAACAAATCTACTTGTGCCAATCTTACTCTTGTTTTGTCAAAACGACCCAAAGATTGTATCTTCAAACAAAACAATTCAACCCGTTCATCCAAGATGTCATGTTCAGTTCTGCAAAAAGAATGCAAACGAGTACAGGGCATATATATTTGAATTATTTTATGATTCAGAATTTTCTTTAATTTCCAAAAAAGAGACAAATTGGGAGGTCAAATTGGGAGTTCTGTCAATGAGTTGGTAAATCTGTTGTCTTGCTCTTGGATCAAGTACGTTCAAACTACATGTGATGCCGCCTTGTTTGCCACCAAACCCATCCTCGTTTTTGAAAAAGCGAGCCCTT